CTGGAATGTTAGTCCCCGATAAAGCTTGAACGGTCGCAGGAGTCATTCCAAACCCTGTTAATGCTGCAATAAAGGCTACCCCTACAGCGGGGACAATGGAAGGCGTCAAACCTAATGCATACCAATCTTGCGGCGTATTATTTCCGACTGAGACAATGACATAAGGATTACCTACGGTCAACGCAGTCGCATTTACAGCCAGTGGTGTTCCGCTGAGGGGTCCTGAAAAGCCTGCATAGCCCCCTAAATATCGATTATAATCATCCTGTAAATTAACGACGATAAGACCCGGTTCCAAAGTAGTAGTTCCACCTGAAACGAAGGGGACTGCATTGATGATACTGGCTGCGCTAATCGTAACTGCCCCGGTCAATGCTACCAAAGATCCATTCACAGTGCCCGATCCTACAGTAACCGATACCTGAGCAAGGGTGTTACCATTGAAAACGCTGCCACCCGTGACATTGAGTGTGGCTGAACTCCCCACTGCGAAATAGACATTGGATGCCTTTGCTCCGTTGATCAATGCAATCGTAGCTGCCCCGCCTGCACCGGTCCCTAAAGTAGTCGCCGTTTGAATCACAAAGATAGCGTTTGGATTCCCTGCCGCATCTAAAGTTAAAGTGCCGGGTGCACTCGCTGCAAGTGTCGCTGCACCTGAGGCGAAACTATAAACCCCTGCCAATAAAGTTTGACCGTCTAAGGCCGATGGAATGACGGTGGAAGGACGAGTCGACAAGTCAGTATAACTGGCTTGAGCTGCAGCCTTTGCAGCCATTGCCGCTGCGTTATCGACATTCTCAGCTCCATTGATGATACCGGGAGGGAAGCCTACCACTGCACTGCCAGGCGTCAATCCTACGTTACCATTCACAACGGTAGATCCAGTATTGGTCACTGTCGACGCGCCGATAATCGCATAGCTTCTCGCAGTTCCAAAAGCGGGACTACCGGAAGGTACTACAACTGAGTTCATAAAGACCGATGCGATGCGTCCCGAGTTTTTGAGACTCCGAATACCTAAGCCATTCCCATTTTGTGAGTCCACGATAAAGGAACAGTCTAAGACCGTTGCTCGGTTATGTGGATTCCATGTAAATTGATTATCTCTGCGATTCGACATTGTGAAGGCCCCCTGAGGTTAGAGTTTAAAGATAGTTCGATCCCCATCGAATATCATGTAAAGAATAAAGGAGAGGAGCACCATGCCCCTCTCCAAACGATTATTTACAAACACTGACTGTCTATTCTTATTTCAAAAGTTTTTCAACTCTAGAAATATTATTTTAGAACTCTTGTAACTGAACTGCCACGACTCCATTATGTCCCATTCTGTTCGTATAGAGGTTTTTATATCCCCCGACGCGAAGCTCTGCACTATCAGCTCCTGGAATTCTTAGAATTTCTATCTCGTCCATGTACTTAAGAATATGCACAGAAGGATTTTGACTTCTCAATGTCCAGCTATCCAATTCTAGAAAGTAGATCACGCCGTCAGGACATGATCGGTCCGGAAAGATAGATACAACGGTATTTGCTCCATTGACTTGAACCCCTCTAAATCCAATCTCACCAATCTTCTCATCGATGTATTGAACTTTACTTCCAAGGGAAATAATGATGGCTGTATAGGTTGCAAATGAAGCTATACCTGTATCTACACGTCCACCATTGAGCGCAATGCGTCCAGTTCCTTGGAGACTCGCTTCCTCCATACTGAGAGCAGTTCCGTCAAAAGTTACGCCCGCTAAGCGCTGTGTGTCCAAATTGCGGTTGACCCCGAAAAACGAATCTACAAGGGGTGGACCTGCCAAAGGAAGCCAGGCTGCAAATCCAGCTATTCTCAATAGACTATTGGTTGTATTAGAACCAATCGGCTGAAAGTTGAAGTTGACTGCATTCGGTAAGTCGCCTTGTACTGCTAAGAAGTAAAGTGCGGGCCAATCGACTACGAGATTAGTCAGAGAGGTAACCGTTAACACACCCGTGTTCCGATTAACTGCTGTGATTAAAGCCGCATCTACTGGCATTAACCCAGTTCCATCTACAAATTGAACTGAGACTAACGTCAATCCCTTTTCAAATTGTACTGCATCGTCTGGATTGACCAGTAGAACTGCATAGGTATTTGCAGCGACTAAAGTTACTGTAGCAATCTGTCCAATAGTACCGGCGCCGTTGCGGAAAATTGCCGAAGCATCTCGATTGACTGCGACTTGGAAGGCAGCATCAATCATAAGCTCACTTCCATCGATGAATGCTCCCGGGTCAGTTTGAGCAGAAGCAAGCAACTGTCCATCGATTGTCGCGATTGAGAAGTCAGAAGTTCTTGTGACCAAAAACTCTGCGACATTAGGAGATTGCTGATTCGCAAATGCACTTCCAAATGTCGCGCTAACGCCGCCTGAGAGACCATAAACTACCGGCTGAGGAAAAAACTTGCCCGGAAATTTTTCTTCTTTGTGTAGCATGGCATAGGTCGGATTATCCTTGAAAGTGAGCCAATGAACCTTTTGATTATCATATAATTCTTTTAAAATTTGAGGGACTGTACCCTGCGTCATTGCACCCATAATTAAACACCTCGCGAGATGAGCTGAGAATTAAAACCTTCCTATCGAAAGGTCTTAGAACCCTATGCAAAGTGCTCTTATGTCTAGATGAGCATTATGTCATGAATCGTATAGGTCTTCTAATGAAGTGGAAAAGGGAGCATTTATGCCTTCAACATATTGATCAATCTCTCTCTCTTCTGATCCCTAGTCTCATTCAAAGGCTTAACCGATGAGGAGGTAACAGTCGCACGACTGCTTAAGGTGCGTGCAGGAGCAGTGGGCACTGGGGGCTTAGAGAGAGTCCTTGTGCGAGTGGGTTGAGGTGTAGTTTCGGCACTAGGTTTCGGTTGACGCTTCTTCAGTTGACTCATTTGCTTATCCTGGCCTTCATAAAAATCCTCTACCATTTGAGCAGCTTCTTCCGCCGTGGGGACGTCTTTCCCTTGACTGTCTGTGACAATTTTAAGAACCGTCTCATAGATAAGTTCTTCAGCCAAAGGTCCATGGTACTTACAATATTCATACTTCTCAGGATTGGCGGTAATAGTTCGGGAAACGTTTTGCCGATAAGATTGAATGATGGATTGATCAGCCTTCGCCTGAGCCTCTTGCTCTTTTTTAGTTTGAGCCTGTTCAAACGATTTAATCTTAGCATCGGCTGCTGCCTCAGCAGCCTGAATCGCTTTTTGTTCAGGAGTCACCTCCTGCGGTTCAGCCGCTGCCATGTAATTAAAAATATCGGTCTCTGTGAAGCCCATCATTTTCATGGCTTTGATGGGGTCGGTCTTTTTCGTATTCAAGTACTCATCGTATTGTTTCGCCGCTCCCTGAACTCTATCTCTCTCAGCATTGAGGGCTTGCCGATCTTGAACGAGCTGGGCTTCTTTTTTTGCAAATAAGGCGAACTGTTTAGAGCCCATCTCAGGTGGGGTTGAGGTGCCAGTTGTTGCTGCTGTCGGTGCAGCTTCTGGACTAGGACTAGATGCTGTAGCTACTGCTAGTGCGGCTTCTTTACTCATGCGGCTTGTGCTCCTGCATTGTTGGGAATGAGATTCGATTGAGGTGTGGGTTGAGGCGCTGCTTGCGGAGTTGTTGGCCCGCTCGGTGGGCTTCCAGGTGGAACCACACCGGGTTGAGGAGTAATCGCCTCACTGTTCACTTGAGCTAGGAAGTCTCTCACAAGCTGTATATTCTCATCGGGACATTGATAATACTCTGCATAGTTGATGTACTGCAGTGCCAATTGGCTTGCCAATTGCGCATCATGGAAGCCTGGCTCAAAGCGGATCATCTTCTTATCTTCTAACATCATTTCAAATATTTGATGCAAACGATCTTCAGCTGCATTAGCCAATGAATCACTCATCTCAACGTCTGGCATATCCATTAATCGCCTGGAAGAACGTGGGCTCACCATTCCGGCTTGTGCTAGCTCTTGAATCTCACTGAGACGCCCTGTAATATCGTCTGATAGACTTGAGGTAGGATAAGCTTTGAGCACATACTCTTCACTATCCAGCTGAATATCTTTCCAATCCACTGTCTCCATGAATCGAGTATCTGGGAAAACCACTTCATATTTTTTAGTCCTCGCGTAAATGTCTTTCGCTACATCCACCGCTTGTCGGGTTATCTCTAGAGTAAAATCTTCTAACTCTTGTTGCATGAATAGGAAGCGATCATCGCCGATTTGAGATAGAGTGCGCAGTGCTTTTCCACTCTCCACTCCCAAGGGTGCCTCGCCGGTTGTACTGAGTCTGCTGACACCCTCTTGTTGATAACCCCACTGGATGAGGGCATCGATCCATTCCTTGACTTCGGGGTTAGCCGAAGGCGGTGTTATATACTGCGGAGGTATTCCTGAATACGTCACTACGGTTGCAATCTCATTGTCCAAATGTTGTTTGACGACCTTCGAACCATTCTCAATGAGTATCTTATAAGAGCCCATCATCCACATGGATCTATCTTTTAGGATCATGCACCGATTGATGGCACCTTGAATGTTTTGTAATCTCTCACAAGCTCCCTGGCCATACCATCCTAGCTTGCGTCTCGCATATCTCACATGAGGAAATGGGAAGTAATCTTTGTCATACTCTTCGGCTAATGCCCCTTCACCCACACAGAATACATGCATTCCGTCATTGGCATCGGGACTCGATTTTAAATGCCATGATTCAGTGACACAAATGATATCCACTGCCGTCATTTGCCCACCGATATCTTGATAGTTAGCGGGTGAGACATTTTCAATGTACTCTTCTAACTCTGGAAATAATTCTAAAGCAATGTCTCGATCCATCAACTTGACTCTGTGAAGTTGTTGAGGCTCAGCGGTCAGAGATTCGACCGTATCGACAAATATCTCATGAGGCAGTACTCTCTCGATACATACCTTATCATTCTTTTCAAATACCTGTACGAAGCCGTCCCCCCAGACAGCCCCGTCCCCCCAAGAGCGGATGGTCTTGTTATGGACCTTCTCTTGATAGAATAAACCTTGTGCAAATTTCGTGAGCTTCTTTGCTTTTTGCTGCGCTCGCCAATCGCCCCCATTAGTTATGAATGTTGGAATAACTTTGTTTTTGGCCATTTTTGATTCGAGCGTGTCTATAATACTCTCACAAATGTTGTAGCTGACTCTTTGTGTGGTCGGACTTGAGCTGACTGAACTCGCACGTGTGAATGCTGTACCCATCATATTGTAGGCTGAAGTCATGCCGTACAATCTCGTATCCTGCTGCATTTGTTCGATTCTGGAACCTTGATGATGTTTTGTAAACAGAAGCCATGCAGCAATCGCCGCTGCCATGTCCGACTCATCCAAAGTCCACCAACGATAATTCACGGCCGTCTCAGCTAGGTTCTTAGGTTCTCTGAGAACATTACCTTTGGCATCGGTCTGAGTCATGTTGCGACGTTCAATTTTTTTATTGCTCATGGTTTACCCTCGCTCAGAATTTTATCTTGATGGGCTTTCTTCTCAGCTTGAATCTCATCATATCTTGGAGTCGCATACATTAAAATCTCCTCCTCAGTCATTAACTCAAAGGGAGATAAGGGCTTGAATAGTTCTTCTGGCTTTGGATCAGGAATAATGTGCTTTGGAGCTGGGAATTGATCTTGAAGCGAAATATAGCCGGATGTATGGACTGGCACTGACTTTAAGATAGGAATATTATTACTCACGCTAGTAGTCATGGACGAGTCTTTAAATCTAACCTTCAATCCATCCATCTCAAACTCCCTGACATTGGATTGACTCATCTTCTCGACTATTTTTATGACCGTCTCTAGTTCCATAAGTCCTCAATTGACTGGAAATTCCATGATTATATATTTGCCACATTCACATACTAAAGTAATCTCGGTATAATATTCTGGCTTATCATCTACTTGAGAATAAAATTCATAAGATCTTCCACATTTGCATTCAGAGAATCTTTTTAAGGCATGGTCAAACTTATCTATCCCATCCAAATCTTCCCGAATAGTAAACCAATCAGACTTCAATTTTTTTGGTGCCATAAATATGCCCCGCGCAATTAGGAATACAGTCATTGCAATACGTTAAAGTACCCCTGATACGTTCCATTTCCTCTTGAGTTCCATCCGTCTCAACCAGCTTACCTGATAGTTGTGCAATCTCTCTAACAGCTATCTGAGTCCAATCTTTGCCCTCTTTATCGGCTTCAACCTTGAGCTCAAACAACCGATCGGATGCATATTCGGCTGAGCCAGAGTAATCTTTCAATGCCTTCTTCAACTGCTTTGTTGCAGTAGCTCTTGCTGCATATATGGGATTGAGAGGAACTCTTACTGAAGTGGGTACACCATTGACCATTTCGACAGAGGTTACCCATTTCTTCTGCTCCTCAAAGAACTGATCGTTCAAAACCTTCTTAGCTGTAACTGCCTTCGTCAATCCTTTGATATCAGGATTTTCTAAACACCATTGACCGTAGGGTAATACTTCTTCCCCTAACAAAACATTCTTGGCGTATTTTGCATAACGACGTTTCGATAGTTTGATTCTTAAATCCTTAATCAGTCCCATGCTCGATTCATCGCCTCTTGTTAATGTAATATCTCAGCACATCATCTTCGGGCAATCCAATTGTATTATCCATGTCCTCGCCCCTTCCTTGAGCTTCCCCACGCTCAATTTGCTCTTGAAGGCGTTGCTCCATTCTCTCGACCTCTTGCTGAGCCCATTCGGAGGAACCTGGAGCATGCTTAATGCGTTCGGCTTGAGAGATGAGAGGTCGACTCATAAGGGCATAACGGACCATGTCATAGGCGTCATCTCCTGACATGGGGTCCCCTTCGAGTGCGTCGATCTTAAGTACATCCTCAACATGGTCTGGGTCATGCTCCATGCGAGTAAGCGCGTCAAAACTAATGGGACATGAATCAAACATCGTAAACCGTGGACTGCTATTTCCATTCTTTAAATCTCTCCATGCTAGGTAATTCCTGACTTGTGATGCCCCTTGAACCCGATCGATCTTAGCACGTGTCAAGATCAGGTTATGCTTTAAAAACTCTTCGGCAATCGTCGGTGTCGACCCTCGATTGATCATGGCCTTCTTAGCCCAGCAATCATGGCCTGCGACAATACTTTGAAGCTGGGTAGTGTCTGGGTATTGATTGACCCTCTCAGCGAACTGATCGACTCTCAAGCCTGCCTGCACCAATTCCCGGTATTGAATCACATTCCCATCCTCATCTACAACAAACCATCCGAATGCAGCTGGATGATTAAAGCCATAGTCATAAGCACCGAAGCGATTCCAATGACGAGGGATAGGCATAGATTTAATAAGATGGACGTCGCGTGATATTTCATTGAAGAATTGACCCGCGAAAATGTCCCAGCTTCCGTGCCGATAAGCTTTTCTAAGTGCTTCATTTGGCTCAGATTCCAAACGATGAACGTAATCAGGATCAATTGATAGAAGAGCAGGATTATCGTCAACCAAGGCTTGAATGAATGCATAATCGTTTGGCCTTTCTCTTTCGTTAAATCGACGTTCGATGAATAATCTTTTGAGCCATTTATGCCCAGGCCCGCCCGGATTCCCGGTTAAGATTGTCTTAGCTTCAATCCCCTCTTTAGACGAACGATTAGAGCCTTGAAGTTTCCTAAACATGCTTTCAGTCCATTGCCCCGCTTCGTCAATGGCCAAATCATGAAACTCACGTCCCTGATACAAGGATATATCAGATTCATTATTGCAATGACAGAATTGAAGCGTCGAACCGTTGGGCAAGGTGAGTAGTTTCTTGCTTGAGTTCCAATATTTTTGTAAAGCAGGGAATTCTTCCAAGAGAGGCCGTATATGGTTACCTTCCAGTTCTGGATAAGTTCGACGGAAAATTGCTCCATGGCTTCCGGCATACTGGAACCTTCGAAGGAGTAGAATAAGGCGTAGTCCTTTTGATTTACCTCCACCTTTTGCCCCTCCAAATAAAGTGACTGGATACTTTTCTATATATTCTTTGAATAACTTTTGCTTGGGTTGTAGATTTATTTCTAGGTCTATCATTTTTAATACTGACTACAATCACAATTTGCCTTTTTAATTTTCAATTCAAAAAATTTAGACATTTCAAATTCAATATCATGCCTATAATAACCTTCTTCTAAGCAAGCTTTACAAAGGGATGCTTCGGCAATTCTACTATAAAGATATTTTTGTATCCCATGTAGTTCGCATAAATCTGATTCATTCTTATCATCCACAAACATGCTTCCTACGCCGCTTCTTAATCCTGAATACCCGAGTCACTGCGCTCATTCTCATACCATATCCTTTTCTCAGCAATTTGAAAGTATTCTAATTCCTTTTCAATGCCTATGAATTGGAAGCCATTTCTGATTGCTGCGACTCCTGTGGTTCCGCTGCCTAGGAAGGGGTCTAGAATGATGCCGTTGGGCGTGGTGATCAGGTTGATCAGGTAGGACATGAGGCGGGTTGATTTTACGGTGGGATGGCTATTGACGTTGGGATTTGACTGATTCAATCTATTTGCAATTTTACTTTCATAGGTATTTGGACTGTAACCCGATGTCTTTTCTTCCAATCCCTCACACCCCAAATTCTTTTCACTTTTTGAGGGCTTCGCGCAATAAAAAAATCGGCTCGCTCCACCAGAGTCAGCCTTTCTATTTTCCATGCGACGCTCATAGTTCTTACCACTCATTGCAATATTTTCAGATTCTTTTTGAATATAAGTATCTTTTGAAGCACCGCTTTTCAATGTCCCCGACTGCTCATCCAACAATCTCACAGCACATCCTTCCGAACATTCCCATGCTGCTTCGGTCTCGGTGCCGTCTTCGGAGGCGTAGCCGGTAAAAGCACCATAATCTTTTTTCTTATTTTCATTTGTTGAATCTGTCCAACAAGGTGATTTTAAGCCGCCGCCGCCGTTTTGTCCCTTCACCTTCTTAGTCCCCACCTCAATACAGCCGGGGGAGTGGGATAAAAGCAAATTGCTAGGAAATCTGCCGGTAGCCATTTTGTCTGATCTCGTTGGTATCTCGCCTTGCCCAGAGAAAGTACCCGTAGGACCTTGATAGCTTGGAACACCTTTATTTATTCTTTGTTCAGTTCCAATCCTACTCCCATCAATATTAATCCCACCGCATCCCCACTTCAAAGTATTCTCGGCTAATGAGAAACCTTTTTCTAAGGGCTTTCTAATTAAAATCCAATGCTCACATGCTGGCTTAAGGGCTGAGCCCCATCCTTCCCATTGCTCGGCTGAAAGAGTAAGCTTTAACTTATTCATTGCCTTACTAATATCATGCGACTTAGGAAATCCTGATCCAAAGATATGATTGACGACATCCCTAATCTCAAATCCTGCTAGGTCAAGTGCAGTAGCCGTCAAATGACTAGTCCTAGGCAATGCCCAGACAAAGCCATGAGCACCAGGCTTCATTACTCTCAAGCATTCCCTAAATATAACTTTCATTTCCTGAATAAAGTGATCATGAGATTCAAAGGTATCGAACTTCTTTCCCATGAATGAGATACCTGCGGGTGGATCGGTTACAAGCGCATCTATAGAATTGGCTTCCAATCCCCTCATCACTTCCAGACAATCCCCCTGATAGATCATTCCTGTCCCCCGATAGAATCAAACCTTATTCAATTGACCAAAGAAATGACCCATGAGTAATCCAAATCCGAATGGAATTATTAAATATTTCTGAGAGAGTTGAGTAATTTGCCAGGAGATTGTATTCTTGAGTCCGCCTGTTAGGAAGGAGAACCCATCATAGATGATCAGAAGTGCCCCTGTAGCTATCAGGACTAGTCGAGTGAGCATTATACCTTCCCTAATAGCTTCTCAATCTCAGCTGCAATCAAGGCTTCTAATTCCTGAACAGGAGGGAGAAGCCAGGATGGAATAAACTTCTGCACTAGACCCACTATTTCTTTTAAAAGTGCTGCGACCCAGCTGGCATCAGTCGGATCAGGCTTAACACCTAACGCGGCTTCCGCTATCTGCAAAAGAACAGGTAAAATAGTAGTGATCAATGTTTGAATCAGGCTCATTTCTTTTCCCCTTTGTTAATTGTAAAGTCTTGTACGATAATCTTAAATCCTTCATTTGAGCTTGCTGAGAGTTCCATTGCTTTCTTCTGAGAGTAAATATATTTCACTGCTTCCTTTGCTCCCATGATTCTCGTTTCAGGAGAGATAGTCAACCGTGTATATTCAATTCCAGCACTATTATAACAAATAGTACTCTCTGCATCATAGCCTAATTTCTTCCAATCTCCCTTGGCAAATAATAATAATACTTCTAATGGATCTACATTGAGTTTTGATACCATTTCATCTACCATCATAGTTCGACGGTTACTGCTTCCCTTTTTCCTTCCAGCATTGCTAGGTCGTTTTGATCCTTTTTGGAATGGCATGTTATTTTCTTGTAAATCTATTTATTCAAACTTTGCAAATTTAACTGTAGAGCTCGGAACAATGAACCACTTATCATGATGCTTACAATAAAGTCCATCATGCTTTAGCATGGGCTGAGTCATGATCAGGCAACAATTCAACACCTTTAATATTTGCGAATGGAATGAGAATCACTCGTTTAGTCTTCTTCGAGACCAATCTCACTCCGCCTAAGTCGGGTCTCAATTCCATCTCAGCTTCTTTTTGATGAACTGAGGTCTTAGACCCAATCAATTCCACACCCGCATACATATGCATAACTTTTGCATAAGTTCTCTTAGAATTCACTTCAGCGCATGCTTTTTCGTCTTTCGCCATAACTACCTCTTATAAATTAAAAATGGATTATAGTTCCATTCTGGATGTTTGTCTTCTATCACATGTTGAAATGTAACGGTTCGATGAGTGAATATCTTGAAGGGACCTGCGGCAGATAATAAGGATCTAAACAATCCCAATTTTACAAATAACTTTTTAGTCAATGCATAGTGCAAGTGAGTCCCTTCGTAAACGAGATAGGAAAAGAGAACATCGGGCGTCTCTTTATGACAAGCGACCACTGCTTTAGAGTTATAAAGTATTCCATCTATAACGCGGGTATACTCAGGAAAGAAGACATTGTTCCGACAGGACTTACCTAACACTGAGTCATAGCGGTAAGTAGATAGCCAGGAGGAGTAGATAAAGGGTAGATCCTTGCCATTGGCTTCTCTGATCAGCCATTCGTAAGTCATATCTGATTCCGATATTTCTGAATAATGCGTCTCACGGTCCACCGACTTTTTCTGACATGACTGGCTATGACGTTGATATAAGTTCCTTGGCTGTAGAGATTCAGAGTAGTTCTATGAAGGTCGGGAATATCGGGGTTATCCACCAAAAAGGCTTGTAGACGTCTATAATAAGTCTCTACTTGCTCGCGATCCTGATAGATTCTGGTTCTTTTATCCCATTGCTTCTTCTCGACGTCCTTGAAGCCAGACATTCTGAGCTTCTCATACCAGAATTGTTGAAGGGCTTTGAGTTTAGCAATCATCGTCCTCATTTTCACAAAAATCAGAAAAAGTTTGTTTAACTTCTTTTATTTCTTCAACTTTTGACATCTTCAATACATTTGTCATGACTGGAAGCGGAGCGTCTTTTAACTCGATATTGACCAGTCCAAAATCAAATAAGACTTTGGGTATGTGGGCTAGGTAAACGCACTTCCGATAAGTCTGAAGTACGGTTTTCAATGCCATAGTCTCAGAATCAATGAGAATGTCATAGGCTGAGTTTTTCGCTCGCTCTGATAACTCTTGATACCGATTCTCGCAAAAGGTCACTAGATTCATACCGCCTCACGGACCTCATTCAGAGGTGGCTTCACGAGTGCAGCAACTTGCTTCTTTTTATCTTCTTCAGCTTTTAAAGCATCGGCTTCTTTTACGAGCTGATCCATTTTGGAATGATACTTATTCAACTCTGAGTTGAGCTTATTTTTTTTAAATGCGATATCACCCGCTAATGCGGCGTGTTGTGTGTATTCCTGATTGATTTGTTCTATAGTTCTCATCCGAGCCATTTAATTTAAATCACTATAGAATTCAATCAAAAAGGAATAGGTAGGGAGCATGAGGCTTGATATTGAAATTATGCCCCCTAGTTCTAATCATCAATACATTGTGTTCCAACGTCATGGGAAAGTGCGCCATGCTGCCTCTCCTAAGTTGAAGGAGTTTCAGAAGTACATGCTAGGATATCCGAAGTTACACGCTGCGGCAATTCTAGATGCTAAATTGGAGTTAAGACCCTGGATAAAAGATGGGCTTCCACTCTCGTGCGATGCGACATTCTACTTTCATCACGGTTCATTATTTTGTAGAGACGGAAGCATTAAGAAGCTGGATGTGAGTAATCGGATTAAGGCTTTGCATGATTGCATATGCAAGATGCTAGGAATGGATGATAGTCAGTTCTTCTGTGTTCGTGCGGTTAAAAAGTCACTCCGTTCGTTTGAGAAAATGGAGCATGTGGTTATAGAGATTCACCCACTTTAGTTCCAGGATTCACATGGATCATTGCCACAATGATGACAAAGTCCATAGATCAAAGAAGGAATAGGGTCTTCCAATTTTATGGAAATAGTGGACCCATCGCTTTGTTCAAACTGAACTTCTTTGTTTTCAAAAAGTAATTCCAATAATTCATTGCTGATTACGATTGAGAGATTAGCCATCGCCATAGCCAAAGCCAGAGCCATCGCCAGAGCCATCGCCATAGCCAAAGCCAGAGCCATCGCCAGAGCCATCGCCAGAGCCATCGCCAGAGCCACCGCCAAAGCCATAGCCAGAGCCATCGCCAAAGCCATCGCCAGAGCCATAGCCAACGCCAGAGCCATCGCCAGAGCCATCGCCAGAGCTAATTACTGTTTCCATATCTGCACCGAAGCAATAGAGACTCTGGCTTTATCGGTAACATCCAAAATTTCAAATCCTTGTGGCGATGTTAATTCAATTCTTGGAACCTCCACCGGAAATTTGCACTCCAAAGGTCTTTGAGTTCCATCAACTGCTAATTGACTCAAACTGGATGCCCCTGCCCAAAACCATATTCTGCGAGCATTCCTAAGAATTTTCAAAGTCTCAGTTGATTCTGGATCTAATTCACCTGCGAAGACACCCATTGAATAAGTACGCACAATTACATATTTCATTTCAAACTTTCCTTTGTTACAATCTTAATCATTTCCAAATGACCTTCCATAGCCTCAATCCAAGTACAATATCTGGCTTGATAGCCATCTCTTTTACCTCCAAAGATCATCGTTTCAAAAAGAATAGGGGTTCCTTTGTAAATAAAACTATGATCTATTCCTAAAAAAACGGTACTGATTCTGGAATCTCCAATCCGATCTAGTGCTATTTGGCGATCAGCATTTTCAAACCATTTACACCATTTTAAAGTATCAGGTTCAGCAATCGCCTCTTTATCTTTGAGGATGTAATTCATCATATAGCTCATTTCGCCCAATCCGGCGGCTCATCAAAAAATGTATTGCTTCCGGTATCCTCATAATCACCTGCAGGCATTTTAGGAAGAATATTGGGAATCATTCCTAGCTTCTCAGACTTAGGAGCAACAACCGGGCCTGGCACCCTGTTTTTAGATTGATCAGGCAGCCATTCATTGCAAATCAAGTCGTACTGTCCCTTAGTTAAGTCAAATTCAGAGCCCACTCCCATTTCCACAAGCTTGGCATAAACCACTCCCTTAGAGACACTCTTAGAATTCGCAATGGCCCAGAGTCTATCCACTTGCTTCTGAGAGAGCTTAGATGAGAATACGCCATTAGGCTTTTCAGATAGAGGCGGCAATGTTGGGAGCTTAGACTCATTTGTTGGGAGCTCTTTGGAACCAGTTCTTTCACAGAATTCTTTATTTGGAAGGGCCCATAAGGGGAGCTCAGGAGGTAACCAATAGAATGCAGTTCCATCCTTCAGCTTTCCATACTTCGCATTCGGGTGACTCCCTCTCTCAACAATGAGGGCCTTACCAGTCTCAAGGCTGTACAAGTACCGACCAATGCCCCAAGCGGAACCTGCGCGTTTCAATGCTGAGCTAATGCCGCCCTTGAATGCCTCAATGTCGGTCATCTCAGCCCCATCGGACTTAGTCACCCATTCACTGAATTCACTTGTAATCGGATCAAAGGCACATCGAATTGAGAGATTGCACATCACACCTGTAGTCCCAACGAATTCATAGGAAACTTTCCAGTTCTCAGGCCCACAGACTTGATCCAGTCTATCCAGAATCGCCCTAGCAGAGATATAAGCCAGGCAATACGCCCAAAGGGTGCCATTCTTTCCCGATTGAGCTATACGCCATTCAATCTCATCGGCTGAGAAGGGAACTTTTAATTTCTCTAAGTCCATCATGGCTTCCTCAATTTGCTTACATCCACGAGATAATCCAAATTTTCATTGATTGTAGTTAGAATCGGTCCCAGCAATACTAGGGCTTCTTGAATCATATCCATAATCGCGCAAAGTTCTTCGAATCTCTTTTTAGTAATCTCAATACTTTCTTCTTCCATTTATTTTCCTATCCGAGTTAGAATATACTGCATAATGTCATGCTTCAACTGTTTAAGCGAGCGTATTCCATCTTGAGGAGGAGATTTCTGAGCCCTTACGGCATAGGTGGGGTCTATGTAATCTTGGGCATCCCCTGAGAAGCCAGTGCCATTGCAGGTGGGGCAATAGGGGAAGTCATAGTAATTTCCACATCCCTTGCAGGTTCTACAAAGGCCGTATCTTTCAGACATTCCAATCCTTCTAAATAAAAAAACCCAACTAATTATTTGCTAATCAGTCGGGTTTCAATTAAGTTTTGGTTAACTAGACAAAAACTTGAAGCCTAGGATAAATCACCTAACACTCCAAGTCAACATAAAAAAGTCTAGTTCGAGGATTTTAAAGCTCAACTCGTTAACCCAGCTTTAGGATATGGAACTTAGATGGATATCACTTGCGCTTGGTGCAATACTCAACTCGATCGTTTCTCGAATCAGATAGTCTGTAGCGATGGGTGTCAATCTATTTTACGAAAGTCGATGAGACTTCGTACCCCGACAAAAATCCACAAATTTGAGAGACGTTACAAATTTGAAAGGGACCGAAAGGCTCTTGAATCATTGGAAAGTGTTCAAGCTAGTGAGTACAGAATGGGTCTGAATGACCTCTATTCACCTAAGAGACTGATCATACGGCGGCAGGATGCCAAAACGGTGGTCAAGGGGCGAGAATAGTCCGGCGGCTTTTCAAAAGGTTCGAAAAGGGTAGGGTCTGACAAGCCAAGAATCGTTCCCGGGGTCGTACAGAGATTTTGAGCTGAATTCAAAGTCTGTGTTCTTCCCGGGAGCTGGGCGAGTGAGTGACTGCGATAGGCGACAAGCATCTAAAGATGCGCTCATGCATACAATCCCGGAAACGGAGTAGTAGGGGATAGTAGAATTTTGTCTTGAAATTAAGAATGAACTATTCCATAATCCCCTTCTGACCTGTTTCCTTCATTTGTATAGAAAAAAAAGAAGCTTTCAAATTAACCGGACCTGGTGTTTGAGGGCTTTTTTTTAACCCCGACTCGGGTCATAAACTCCATATCTTCTATTCTTTTTCTTATTTTGAATTGCGATCAGTGCCTCTTGAGACAAGCCAGGCCCTGTAGGATCACCCATAATTCTATGCTCCAAGCCATCGGGCTTCTCAGGCATCATGCCCCCTTCTCGCATTGTAGAGGCCATCTGGGTATCTCCCCGCTCCTCATCACCCTCCTCCGGAGCATTGCCAATCGGCTCATCACTTGCCGCTGTTTCGCCTTGCACCAATCCACCCATCGCAAAGTTCTCAGGACGTGGGGCATCGTCAGCTTCTCTTCGAAGTGCAGCCGCAAAATCTTGTACTTGACGATACTCTTCTGGGTTAGCTACCCGATCGGGGTAGTACTCCCCATCCTTCCTAATCTCGTTTAAATCCCTTTTAATGTCATCCGGTCCTAATCTACCCATTTCCCTCATCGACTCGTTTTTATTCAAGCCTGAAGCAACCACGGGCTTACTGAGAGGGTTCCTCGTATCCTCATCCTCGCTAGAGGTCTCAGGGTCTGCTCCATAGGCCATCATTTTAGGCATTCCGGATGGCACATCAGGTCCATCCTCTTCTTCTTCGTCGACTACGCCCCCTTGATTCATTCCATAACCGATTTTATTACCGAGCTTCTGACTTTGATTGGCCTTAGCCGCCGCCTTCTCAGCTAGGGTCGGTCCGCCTCCATATTTATTCGGGTCCTGCTCGCTTCCATCGGGGTTGAGCGTGCCCCCACCGGCCGTGCCCCCTTCAGCCATCTTTTTATACTTGCGGGCTTTTGAGAGTGCGGCTGCTACCGCCTGCTTAGGGGCATGGCCTGCCCTCACCATCTCATGTATGTTGTGTGAAACAACCTCAGGACTATGACCTTTTTTTAACGGCATTCTTAACTCCTTTTCTAACTCCTTTTGAGTTTAACTGGTTACTGAACTGGTTACTGAACTGGGTACTGAACTGGGTACTCATTGGGCACCTATTTAGCCCCAAATCACAATTGCAAATCCATTCGAACCCGCGCCACCATTCCCGCCGGTTCCGCCTGCGCCGCCTGTAGTTCCACCGGAACCACCTGCACCACCGCCGCCACCGCCGCCACCGCCGCCGCCATTAGTTCCAGCAACGCCTGCAAATCCATTTCCGCCGACTGTAGCAGTGGTCGCATTTGCCGCGCCCCCTGATCCTCCATTTCCGCCTGCTCCTGCCTGAGAGATACCTGAGTTGTAATATCCATTTCCTCCCCAAGCTCCTGACCCGCCTCCGCCTCCGCCTGAGCCGCCGCCATTGGTAATGCCGGTTCCTATTCCTGCACTTCCACCGGTTCCTCCAGGATTCGAGCCCTTGCCGAAGATTGCATCGACCGAAGCTATACCTGCGGCACCAGCTCCGCCATTTCCACCTGTAATGCTGCCTCCTATGACAGAGGCGCCGCCATTGCCAGGGCCATTTTGCGCTGCAAATAATCCATAGTAATCCCCTCCTGCAATGCCCCCTGCTTTTGCCGCGCCGCCTGCTGCCGCAGTCCCAGCAGCTCCTAGAGTACCATGAATACCGCCTGTTCCGCCGACACCAGTAGATTGGGCAGCAATAAAGCTCACGGAGCTGCCGATGAAACTAGTCTGTCCGCCATTTCCACCGCTAGTTCCATTGCTTCCGGCTGCTCCTGCAGCACCTCCTGCACCGCCTAAAAATCCGCCGCCGCCGGCTCCTATGATGATGTTATAGGTGGTTCCCGGAACAACTGTTAATTGGATGAATGTAAAGAGTGCTGAGCCCCCACCACCTCCACCGCTCGAACCTGACCCTCCACCGCCGGTACTCCCTGTAAATCCGCCACCGCCGCCTGAACCAGCACCGCCGCCGCCTGAGCCAGGTCTTAAATAAACGGTCGCCATAGTGACGCCTGCAGGTGCAGTAATGCTTCCATTGGTACTAAATGAATTTACACCGCCTGCCGAAGTTGCTTCAGTCGATCCACCAATAATCCACCAGCTTCCGACCCCATCGCTTAAAAGAATGATGGACCCATAATTTTGGTTAATTATATAATTTGAGTTTAACCCTTCAATCTTATCGGTTCCACTTGGAACAAGGGTGATATTATTGACATTGGCATTTCCTGATATGTCTGTGAATAAATAAATTCTATCTGCTACCGATATAGCCGTTGGTAAATTAATAGTAATGGCCAAAGTAGAAGTCACTACAAAATAAGAGGCAAATGCATCCGTTGATAAAATCGTGAAGGGAGTAGTGGAAACAGTTTGAGAAGCTGCACTCCATCTTGAATCGAGTACGAATTTACCGCTCACATCTCTGAGAACATAAACTCGATTGGCAGTAATTCCGGAACTATCATAGGTCGTAGTGAAGCCATTAGTATTAATTTGTGTAAATCGATTTGTAGCATCCGCAAAGACCGTAAATCCACTCGTAGGAGCTGCTGGAGTCGCGGATTGACTGTTATAATTAATGTATCCATTGCCACCTATTCCGTTAATCGTTAAATTAGTACTGACAGGATTTCCGGTCAACGTAGGACTAGCGGAGAGGACTACCGTAGATCCGGTACCAGTCGTAGTCGCTGCAATCAATGAAGTTCCATTGCCCGCAATGACCGGTGTGTTGAGATTCGTGGATAGGGTGATTGCATGTGTAGAGGGTGCTACAGTACCCGCAAATCCATTTGCACTGACTACACTCCCTGGGGTCGCCGCTAATTCATCTAATGCTTGTTTTACTTGAGTCGGCGGCGTTACCCAATTAGCTGGAATTGCGGGTGTGTAGCTTTCATGTTGAGAAAAAGATAGATAAGTCAGATTTGCCGTCCCTGTATAAGTGGGGGGCAATCCAGAAGAATCGAATTGTACGTTAGGAACACCGCTGCCAGTCGTGACAAATGTTAAAGAGGCTCCGAAGACAATATCCCAAACAAAGCCAGAGAAATACGCTGGATCAATTCCACCTGTAATCGTAAATGCAGAATCGGTATATCCACCTATAAATTCATAGTAAGAGTCATTTCCACTATCGTTAAATACTGTACTTCCTAGAAAATTACATCCTTCAAACAGACCAAAAGCACCTGGCAAAGTCCAATTAGAAGAAATAAATACTGTATTAATAGCTGTAATTCCTAACGTGCCTGAACCCGTCATTTCGCATGTGCAGTTTTGAAAGAATTCACATTCATAAAAATCAATATAGGATGCATGGGTGGTCGAATCAATAAAGGAGAAATTACCAGTAAATACAATATTAGTAAATGAGGTGAGTGCTTCAAAACCGGGAGCTAAGGTAAAATTACCATTAATTTGAATAGGATATTCACAGAATAGATTAACATTCGGATTAGCATTAATGACCGTATCGATATCATTATTTCCACCCGACAAATAGAATACATATGGCTTATTTATGCTTGCATCAGTTACAGTCGCATAGGCATGAGTCAGCGTCTTCCAGGGTTGAGTGATTGTTCCAGTATTTGCATCATTCCCATACCCAAAATCAATATATCTCCTTTCAGGCAAGTTAGCTAATGTGGCAACCGAACCAAGAGTCGTTACATCTCCTATAAGCGCAGTGAGATAACTCCCTGCTGGCTGTTTATTATTGAAAGTATTCCAATCAGTCGCACTGAGATAACCATTTGTAGATATTCCTGATTGATTTAGAGTCAATTGCGGATTAGTTGTAGGATTAATCACTGTTCCAACTGAAGTAGGAAGGAAGGAAAATGAAGTCACTGTTCCACTGCTAGAAGAAGTAGCTGAAATTTCAAGTCCGCCTGCAACTGGAACTATCGTGATATTTGAACCCGGAAATAAAGTAAGCGACCCGGTTTGACCATTCAGGCTTGAGACTCCAGACGCTCCGCCGCCGCCTAATACTGGATATCTTGAGTATTGGCCGCTCATATTCTAAACTCCCTTAGCTGAAATATACGCATCGAGTACCCCAGTTCCACTGATTCTATTATAGTTTACTCGTATAAAAATAGCCCCACTCTGATTCACATCGATGAATGCAGTATTGGGTGTTCCGGTAGCGGTAATAGCAGGAGATAAGGGTATGGAAATGAAGTTACCCGCGTTAGTAATGTTACCACTCGGATCTTGAACGTGGTCATTGGATATCTGAACATCAAAGGTTCCAGACGGACTTCCAGTCCAGTTCAATTGAATACCTATATTATCTTGATTCTTAATAGCAATGGCAGTGCCAATCACAGATGCCGACATATCCGCCGCTTGAATGATGTGAACTGGAAGAAGGAGGTTGTAACTCATATTATCTAATCTCCCATATACTCATACTACAATAGCCAGCTAGAAAACTTGGACTAGTTAAATCTGTAGATACAGAGACTTGCACTGAATCTCCAAATGCTAATCTCATGGTAGCGGGTAAAGTGACGTTTTCTACATTTAGTCCTGCGGCTATTCTAGTTTGGCCGCGTCGTTGATCAGTCGATATTACATTATATAACTGAACTTGAAAAAAATTATTCCCAGTAGAAGTTGATGATTGTTCTAATAAAGCGATATCAAATCCAAATAATCCTGCGTGAGGTGGAGTAAATATTCCTGTAGAATTATTAAATGATCCGGTTGGATCTTCCAATATTGTCCATCCAGTAATTGCAGTGTAAAAAACTGTGATTGGACTTGTAGGATTTACTAGAATAACACTTACTGGAGGTGTACTCTGTCCAGTTCCACCATTAGCTACAGCTACAATTCCAGTGACGTTAGTCGCAGTCCCGATTGCACCATTGGCATAGTATTCTGTTACGATGATTATACCAGAACCGCCGTTGCCGCCTGTATAACCTGAAGCACCAGCTGCACCACCTGTACCACCAGTCCCTACAGTATAGGCATAAGTAGCTAAAGGGCTTGCTATTTCAGCTAGTATATACCCTCCAGCACCACCGCCTGCACCTGAATAGGCATTAGCTATTGCTGTTCTACCAGCTCCAGCGCCTCCCCCTCCTGTATTTGGTGCTGCATTTGCGGCATTAGCGGCTACACTACCACCTCCAGCGCCTCCAAGCGCGGAACCACCGCCCATTCCGCCCATAAGAGATACAGCCGCCGTAGAGTCAAATTGTTCTCCTTGACCGTTACCACCAGTTAGCGCTATTCCAGTAGCAGAACCTAAAGAAGAAGTCCCGCCTAGTCCGCCTTGAGCAGCTATTCCTATAGCTCCACCTCCAGCATTTAAGAGTGAACTTCCAAAAGTTGAATCAGTCCCAGCAGTTCCACTTATTCCACCAGTAGTTCCAGAACCTTCTCCACCTGCTCCACCGCCTACCATCTCAATTGTGAGAAAAACTGCGTTCGCTGGTTTAGTATAAATACCTGAACCTGTTAAGAATATTTGTTGAGTCGGAGATACAAAGCCTCCACTACCGCCGCCTCCACCGCCGCCTGTAATATGAACTGACATTTAGTATTGCTCCAAAAGACCCACTGCTTGTGCAGCGGTATCACTTATGATCCAATAATCACCCGCATCATTAT